GTGCGCGAGCTAGGAGACAAGAATGGTAGGAAGAAGGAGAGGTTTGCGGTCGTAGATACCTCGATACCGATGCCAGGAATTGTATTCACTCACAACAATTCCGCAGACAATATTTTGCGTGGCCTGGGTGAACGGTTGTATATGGTGCCTGATGGTGATGGATTTGCATTACCTCCCCGTCCAGTTGTATTCGACTGCGGGGATTACGCTGATCGTGTCATCAGAAAGATGCCTAAGTTTACCGAACCCATTGAGGCTGAGGAGTTCGTTTTGCTGTATAACGGACCAAAGAGGAGAAGATATGAGGCTGCAATGGAGAATGTTTTGGCTAGAGGAGGAATCACCGAACGAGATGCACAGATCTCGTTGTTCATAAAGGACGAGAAGGTCCTCTCTTGGAACAAGGTGGATCCCGCTCCTCGCCTTATTTCCCCTCGCAGCCCCGAGTATTGTCTGGAGCTAGGTAGGTTCATCAAGCCAATCGAACATCTTTTGTACAAGGCTGTCGCTAGAGTTTGGGGCGAAGTTACCATATACAAGGGCCTTAATTTCAATCAAAGGGGCCAGGGATTGCGCGAGAAATGGGACAGCTTTCATGATCCAGTTGCCATTGGATTAGATGCTTCCCGGTTTGATCAACATGTCAGCCGGAAAGCATTGGAGTGGGAACACAGCATCTATACCGGATGTTATGTTGGTCCCCAGAAATACCTCCGGTGGTTGTTAAAACAACAGTTGGTGAACAGTGGAGAATGCTATGTCGACGATGTTCATATTAGCTATTCTGTTGAAGGAGGTCGTATGAGTGGTGATATGAATACTGCTCTTGGCAACTGTTTGATCATGACTGGTGTGGTTTGGCATTTCTTGCAAGAGATGGGGGTGAAAGGGAAGTTGGCAAACGATGGTGATGATTGTGTACTCATTGTTGAACGTTGTGACGTTGAACGTGTTGTACAGGCCATCCCTGATTTCTTCAGAGAGCGCGGGTTTACCATGAAGGTGGAGAAACCTGTTGATGTTTTTGAAGAAATAGAGTTTTGCCAATGCCACCCCGTCTGGAATGGAGAACAGTGGACTATGTGTAGGAATCTGCCAAAAGTCCTGTTTTGTGATGCCGCACACATTGGTAGGACTGAGCAAGAGATAGCTGTGATTCGTAATGCCACTGCTGTATCTGGAGCAGTTTGGGCAAAGGGCATTCCTGTTATTCCGGCATTTTACCGTCACCTTGGAAAGTCCGGATATAAGGGGAAAATGACTAAGAAACAGCTACATCTGCGG